CATCTAGGTACCAATGATTGATACGTGAGATAGTTTTGAGAGATTTAGCCTGGCTGCGGTGCAGTCTAGCGTGAATTGAAGAGAAAACCTTGGCACCTTGCTCGATGAGAGCCTGAGTTGTACCAACTGGCATGTTGTTTGACGCATCGCCAATCTTTTCTTCAGCAGTTGTTACTACACCTTTAGCTGCAGTTGTCAACCAACCAAGCAAATCGAATAAAACTGAAGAAGGTGGATTGAACGGCATTGGCATCGCAATCTTGCGAACGTCATCAACGCCTGGTGCACCTTCAATTTCTACTACTTGGGTTGGTTCGATTCGGTCTGACTGCCCACCAATTCTTCCACCCTTAAGTTTAAGCATTGTCTGGCTGTTGTTGATGTGAGCAGCGTCAAGCAAAGCCCGCAAAGAACCAGTAAGAGCAGCGGAAAGGCCGCCAATAAGATGAGGCAATCCGATGGCGTAAGCTCCACGCCAAGGAATGAATTTAAACTCCACGTACCAATCCATCTTTTCAAATTTTTCATCGCCGGATTCCCAGTTACGATATAACGAAAGAACTTCCGAAGTTGTTTCGTCGATGGTTAAAATGTACGGAGCACGTGCCCCCTTGGTTTCTGGATCATCATCCAGACGCATGAAACATGTAATCTCATAAATACGACGCAAACCGTCGATATTTTTGGACGGTAAATCTTTGCCTTCGATTTTGTCGTTGGCTTTTGCTGACTGAGTTTGGTCGTTTAATGGTGAATCTGAAGTGTAAACGCTGTTCTCAAGGTCACGATAGATACCCATCTCAATACGTTGGAGGTATGTATCTTCGGTAATGTCTTGTACTTCAGTTACACGTTGGGCTGTGTAGAAGTTTGAGGACGAGTATGGTAACAGGATGTTATCAATCGGCACCCATTCGCAGGTTGGACGCTTTTGTTCTGTGTCAAAACGCCATTTAAGGAATTGGGAACCGCCGAGTGGGAGCTGGGTCAGCAGCTGCTCCATCTCGTCACGGTATTCTGGAATCTGCTCAGTGAGCTGCCAGTTCATAAAGTTTACTTTACGATCGGCGGTTTCTTCTTTGGCTCTGTCTGCTTCTCCCTTGATGTTGGACTTAACAAGGCCGTCTGGTGGTAACAACTCTTTGCTGGAAGACGCGGCGAAGTCGACGCAAGCTTCGGCCATGACGGGATGAACAACTTTAGAAGCGCCGTCGAAAGTAGCACCACCAGGAGCGTCCTTACCAAGACCAGTGCGGCGTAGGCCTTCTTCATATTGCTTATCACGTTGCTCTCTGGATTCTTTATCAACGTCGATCAAGTCCAGATATTCGATAGCCATGGATTGCAGAGTTTGTTGATCCAACACCTCTGCCAAGTTCTCGTAAAACTCTGGGTCTTTTTGTGGGCCCTTCTTTTCTTGGAAGTTAACTACTACCGAACCATCGTCTAGCTCAATAACTTCTTGCTCGATTTCATTCTCATCCAAATCAAATTCATCGGCGTAGGCTTGCATCTCGTCGTCTTGATCTTCCTTTTCGTGAAGATCATCTTCTGCGTCGAGATTTGGCAAGTTGTTGCCTGTTTGAATCGGTAATTGTGGTTGTGCCATAATTTATATTAAATTTGTTGGATAGAAGTCCCTATATACACTAATGCAACAATTCGGGGTAATCCGCCCTAATTATTGCGCATACGGGTTAGCTAGCCGTTTACGGGGGTCCTCATCGGCGTAATCATAATCGCGGGCTGGTAGGGGATCTAAACGGATCCAACCGCTGTCACGTAGTACACGGAGGGCTTGGGATAGGGAGTCCACATAGTCATCATGACCACCCATTTCAGGGAAGGAACAGACTTGGCGTAGGAAACGCTTGGCCCATTCTGCAAACTCACCCTTTTGTTTTGGTTCTTCTGGTATATAGATTTTACCTTTGGCTACCAGGGGAGCCACAATGTTTAAACGCTGGACCTTATCGGCACGTCCTGGATTGTAGGCTCTTACAGGCACACCAGACCCTTGAAGCTCCTGAATGAGGGATATACCCGCCGATTTGTCTTCCATCAGTATTAGGTCTGCTTTACGGCCTTTAGCAAATGTATTGTCCGCACCGTACACAACTTCCTTAAAGTCGTCGATTACTTTACGCCGTAGTTCAGGGTAAGAGAGGTGGTGGTCCCATGCATCCAAAAGGATGGCGCAGGTTCCCACGTCGGTGTTTTCAAAGATACCCCAGACTGTGCAAGCTGTTGGGTCATTGTGTGTCTTTTCGCTGGTCGCTGGGTCGTACGAAGCAATCACGTATTCTAGCGTTGGGGTTGGCTTTGAAGCTGGCCACAGCTTAAACATCTTGCGTTTGATAATACCAGCTTGCTCCGGATCCAAGATCTCACCATAGATCTCCTGTCTTCCAATGTCGGTACCGTCATAGGTTTCTAATTGTTTGAAGAATGTTTCTGAGAGGTTTGCTCGGTTGTCGTAGGAGCTGGCATTGGCAACATATACATCTCCGCCCACCTTTCCTTCATTGAGATCGACGATAAGCTCTTTAGGTTTTGGTGTGGTTGTGATAATCTGCTGGACTCGTTTGAGTCGAGGGTCTCTAAGACGCAGCGTGAACTGAACACCATCATAGGCATCATCGATGTAGTCGAAAGCGCACAGCTCGTCGAACCATGCTCCGTGGTACTGCTTACCACGATACCGTTCTGGCTCGGAGGCCGGGATTCCTTGGATGAGGGATCCGTTGATGAGGGTGATTTCAAAGAGGGACTTGTTGTAGTCTTTGATGAGGGACTGGGGAATAATATTAAGTAAACCAGAGTCTCCCTCAAAACAAGTTGCTCGTATGTCGTTAGAGGTTGGGGCCGTGACAAGCCAGCGAGTGTTGTCGTAGTTCCAAGCACGAATACCAATCCAATGAGAAGCAGTATGGGTCTTACCTGAGCCTCGGCCAGCGAGCATAAGGAACGTATCATATTCGCCATCGTCAGGCTCCTTTTGATGTGGGAGAGCCTGCAAGGCCCATTTGATTTGCCAGACCGCAGCATCCAGCTGTGGCTTGGGCCAATGTTGCCGGTCCAGGATAAACTTGGATAATATTTTTTCTTGTTGGGGTGTTAACATACCGCTATGAATCCTTCTCCGACCAGGTAGCTATTATCAGCTCCTTCGGTTTCAATGTGAACGCACAATTGTGCGGGTAGCTTGGAAATTTTGGTTATATACCTGCGCCCATTATGAACAAGGGGCTTAGGGTTGGGTATTTGGTGTGGTACCAAGATTAACTTAGACCGAAACACTATGGTGTAAGTGTTACGGTACTCGTTTACATCTAACCTGGTTCGGTGGCCTAATGATTCGACCAATGCCTGGAACTGAATGGCAATTGCCCGGTGGATTGATGAGAACTTAAAAATATCCTTGGTTCTGGAATAGCACCTAGGTTTGGCAAGTAAGATTCCTTTAAGCAACTCCAATCGCTGTTCGGTTGAGGACAGCATGTAGTTGTTTGGAATACGATGGGGGATGTCAAACCCCAGATGTGAATCTATGGTTGGGAATACGGAAAAGAAACGCTCACCATTGGGGTGCAGTCCACGTTCCACAATCGAATACCCAGCGTCCTTAAACTTTTCGGTTATGAGGTCGTGATTGCCCTTTGTAAACTTCATTCGCTTTTGGCGGGTCTCATGGGTAAAGTACCAATATCCAAAAATAAAGGGTGGGACTGGCAAAGTTTGATGGGGGAACTGAAGTGGCTTAGTAGTGGGTACCGAATAGATGTGGTTTGATTTGTTGCTCTTAAGGTTGGTAGCAGGAATATCTGAAACCTTCTTGAACTTAAGGGGGCGGCGAAATTTTAGTTTGCCTTTGTATTGGTATATCCGGTCCCTGTAAAGTTTGTCCTCAACCTGGAATCCAAGGTGGCCATCACCTTCCACAGATAGGTGATCGTCAAAATGTACACGGTAGCAGTCGTCGGATCTGTATTCCTGGACTAGCTTGACTCTTTGGATCTGGCCGTCTTTATCGAATACGTAATCCCCGACCTTTAAGTCGTGGGCAAACTTCCAATAGTCAAGCGTTAGAATCTTTTGATTTGCAAGGATTGCCAAAGTTATTTATTACCCAATAGTCTAACCAACGCCCTAACGGCGTCCTAATGCCAATCTGCACTGTGGCAGGTAGCTTCCTAACATCGAACCGTTCTGTTACTTTTAACCTAAACTGAATGTAAGCCCTTGTTTCCGGATTGAAAACTTCGGCTGGTACATCAGCTAGGTCAAAGAAATCTTTGTTACATACCATCACTCGAAAGCCACAAAACTTTCCCTCCGCATTTTCCAATGCGCCCTGGATTTGATATGCATACTTGGTCATACATCAACTAATGCAAAATTCCAGTCGTATCCGCCCTAATCCAAGAAATAAAGTCAAAATTGTCAGGGTTGTCATAGTAGTACCCCTTAGTTCTATATTTATTTATTTTTTAAAA